TCTGAAAATAAGTGTACTTCTGCTTCTATTAATACAGGATTGTATGTTTCCCAAAAATCTACAAATCTAAGGAACATTTGCCAAACGTGAGCAGACATTTTAGGATTACCATCAGGGTACAGAAATGTAATTTCTTTCCCATTTAACCAATCTTCGATCATTTCATGTACTTGTGTGCCTTCTGCAGCTGCTTTTTTAACAATATGTTCAGATGCGTGTCCTACTTTTTTAAGCCAGTCTTCAAAATACTTACCTTTTGGGTAAGTACTTAAAACATGTGTAATAGAAGGATAATATGTACCATTTCGTCTATAATACCTTGAATCTGGCATCGTAACTTGTTGGTAATCATCCGAAATTTCTAATAGTCTCTTGTATGATTTTTTGATCATATTGATAGTTTTTGCTCCATTAAATCGTAGTAGGTTAATGGTAACGTTGTTTGTATAAGTTTAGTGAAATTTTCGAAACCCATTTCACTCGGGTCCTTATCTTGCATATCTACAAAATAGACTTCTTTACCTTCTGCCATTAACTTTTCACAGAATCTTAAAGCTTGTTTAATTGCATCCCTATCTAATGCAATGTAAATTTTATCTACTACAGAAGTAACTATTTTTTTCATTAAGCTACTTTGTATATTTTTCCCTAATAGTGGGATTGCGTTTCTTTTTATAGCAATAGCATCAAATAAACCTTCACATAAAATTATTGGAAGGTTCCAATTTATTAAATGTTCATTAGCTATTACATCCCTTGATGATTCTGGGTTCATGTATTTGTAATTGTTATCTTTATCAAATGTACGAGCAGTAAAATAATTTAAAGAACCATCTTTATTATATGTAGGTATTACTATTCTATTCCGATATTTACCGCTTGAACAATAACCTATATTGTATTTGATAATATCCGATTCCGTTATATTACGTTTTTTAAGGAATGCCAAAGCATGTCTCGCCATAATATAGGTTTGTGTAGAGGAATCTATTAAGCTAACGTATTCTTGTGGTAATTTTAATGTATCTACATTATGTTGTATATTATAAGTTGTAGATGATTTAACTAAAGAATTTAATTCAGTAAATTTAGAAGAATCTGCTTTAAGTTGTTTAAATAAATTTTGTATAGTAGTACCTCTCATATCACATGACCAACAATGCCATGGATTTTTACCTTCTCTATTCTCCGTTAAATTTACCTCTAGTTTTTTAGTTTTATGACAAAATGGACAATCATATGCATAGTTATTTCTTGCAGTAGATTTCCCTGTTCTTAAAACCGAATTTACTAATGTAACTAATAATTGGTTTACCATAAGTGGTAATGTACAAAACTATATTGTGTCCTCCACGAGACTTTCAAAATTTAGACCTGATAGGTCTTTTGGGAAAAATTTACCTAAAATTGAATCGTTATACCATTCATATGGTTTTTCTAAAACCTCATATAACATTTGATATTTGATTTCAAAGTATGTAAGTTGTTTTTTAGTCTCCACACACTTTAATATAGTACGTTCGAACTCATCTTTTTTACCTTCAACTAATAAACGTTTAATATCGGTTTGGGAACCATAGTATGTTTTCCAATCCGATTCTTTAACTATTAATTTATATGAAGGGCGACGACCTACGACTCCAGTTAAGGCAGCTATTTCTTTTTTACCTAATTTTTTCTTTTGGTTATGAAACAGTACTTTTTTTCCAATATAAGATTTCCCAGTTGGTTTATGTGTAGTCATATAGACGAAACCGAAAGTATTATCTGGGAATTGGGTAATATCCTTTATTGGGTAATTTTTATATATCCAATTCATAAATTAAATTTAAATTACTACTTTCAGAACTCCTGCTGTATGGTAAAAAGCTCCAACACTTAAACCACCAGCAAGTGCTGTTGTATTATTAGAAAATTCAAGTAAACCCACTACTTGTAGTTTTGAAGTTGGAAGAGTTATTCCAATACCTACGCTGCCATCTTCTTTTATAACCATTATTTGACCAATACCTCCTCCACCGTAAAAATTAAAAACATTACTATCAAATCTTAGAGTATTTGAAGATTGTCCTCCGTTTTCTATTTGCCACCCTTGAACTCCATTAGAAAAATTATTAGACCCAATAATAGAATTTACTCTAAGATGATTAAGATAAGAAGTACTACCCGATAAGTAGTAAGTAGAATTAGGATGAGATATGGTATATTGAGAAGAAGCAATACTTCCTGTTATATTTAGTGAACCCGATATTGTTATATCGTAGTCATCAGCTCCGGTTAAAGCATCAACTGTTTGTTGTATGTGTTCAGGTTGGATTGGAAGTCCATTTGCTATTTCAGACCCGTAATTAAGTACTTTTGCCATTTTATATTATGTTTAGTTATAAATATGTTTTTATCTATCTATATTTATAAGGATTGAAGTATCAGTTGTTCTTGATGTAGGTAAGGGTTTAGCTAATTTACCTACTGCAAGTAGTTCATAATTAGGACTATATAAACCTACGGTTGTAATATAAGGTTCAAAATATGAACCTGTAAATTGGTTATATATAAAACCTTCACTTCCACTTAACATTGTTGGATTTTGTGAATAATTAAATTCATTTTCTGAAATGGTACATTTGTATTGAGTTTCAAATATCCCATATGAACTAGAGAAAGATATAGATACTTCGTTAGAAGTAATAAAAGAATCTAAAAGTTCTTGAGTTGATATACTAATACTATACGTACCTAAACCATATAAGGCCTGACCATAGACACTACTAAATGTTTTGTTGAATTGAGTATCAAATAAAGTTATAATACCATGTTGATATATAATATTACCCAAAATATAACTATAGTCTTCATCTTCAACATTTTTCCATAGTAATCTACCTTCTCCGTCATCTATAATAGAACCAATTTGTGGGTGTTCTAATAATAAAGAATTGGGTTGGATGTAATCTCCAAATAATTTTGAAGGAATTGAAATAACACCAATTGAAGAAGTAGGAAATAATTTAAGAGGCCAAAGTGTGGTTTGTTCGTAGTTGTAATAATTTGTTTGTTGTACGTCTCCTATAAGAGTATTACCTTCTTCATTTGCTCCTAATAATATACTAGATGTAATTGCATCACTTGTAAAACCCCCACTACCTGATAGATAGTTGGAGTAATATAGGTGTTTAATAGAGTTATATACTAGTACTTGAGATAATTGTTGATTTGGGATATTTCCACTTAAGTCATCTCCAGATGTAAGGTAATTTTCATTTTTACCTATATATCTATCAATACCAACGTCAGAGCCAGTTAAAATATCCCCCCCTATAAAAGAAAATGATTTATTAACTTCAAGGGGTGATACTATTACATCTTGAGTGTTGAATTGTTTGAAAGCCGCCATTCATTTTAGAAATCTAGTTTTACTCTAATAAGAGCTTCTTTTGTAAAATCTTTTGTTACTGGTCTTGATAATTTAGCTACGGCTAATAATTCATTTGAATCATTATACATTCCTACGGTTGTTGGGAAAGTTTGAGGATTATCAATAAAATAATCATAAATAACTTCTCCAGTTGAACCTGAAATGAAAGATGGATTTTCTGAATAGTTAAACTCTGAGTTTCTTGATCTAACAAATACAAAATCAGATGTTATGGTTTCTTGTGAATTTAATTGAAATACATTTCCAGATGAACCTGAAATATGTTTGTATAATTTTGTAGGATTATCACCAAAAGAATTTGGAGTAAGAGTAGTTTTTAAATTAATACCACAACCATCATCAGTTCCAAGTGGTCCGGGTGCTAAATTATCATCCAAAGCTTTAGCATTTAATAATATAGTTGAAATATCGGGTAGAAATAAACCATATGAACCACTACGAGAGTATCCATTTCCTTTATAAGGACTTCCATCTGATCCACTAATTATTTGATATGCTCTTTGAGTACCATAATAAGTAGGTAAAGTTACATATCGTGAATCATCTGTTAGATGTAAGGAACTAAATCCTGTTGCTACCGTATTACTACTTGATAATATTAAATTAAATGAACCAGGTAATAATTTTTCTTTATATCTAGCGCGTTCTATACTTATTACATAAAAATCATTATCAATACTACCTGTAAAAGTAGGACCAAAAGTAAAAGCAGAATTTTCATCTTCTAATACTAAAGTACGATATTGACCATAAATTGTTGTAGATGGAGATTTTAAAGGAACAGAAGAATCAAATTGAGCACTACCATTACCTTGAGCATTACCATATGCTATTGCAAATTGAACTGCCGATGTGTTATCAGTGGATGCTGTTTGATATATATTTAAATAATAAGGTCCTGCGGATCCTTCTTTTTGTACAGAAGATGTAAAATAAGTATTTAACGATACAGAATTATTAGACCACACAGTAGAAGTTACAGTATTAGCACTTATTACGAAATCTTCTGGATCAAATCTTTTAAAGGCCATATTATGTTATTTGATTTTGAGTTATTGTTACTGGGATTGTTAATCTTGCTCCACTATCTAACCCGATTACAGTTAAAGTAGTTCTTAATTGAGCATTAGTACCAAATAAAGTATTAACTGTTGTTGAAGTTAAGTTGATTTGAGTACCTATTATTGTTTTAGATACATTGGTTCCAATAGTTTGAGTTGTGTTTGCTGTTGTTGCAGCAGTAGATTGGATTCCTAATCCTTGGAATGAACTAAGTAAACGAATATCTCCTATAGTAGCAGAATATCCACTAGTCTCAAAGGCTTGTGTATTTCCTAAATAATTTAAAGTTTGAGGAGTAATAGCTAATTGAGCCCCTTGTTTTAAAGTAATAGCAGCATATCCTAAATCAAGTACTGGTAGTTTAGATGTACCACGGGGTAGAGTAACTAATTTATACTTCATTATTTGTTGCTCATCAGGAAATGCTTCCAAAAGTGGCATGTTATCAATTGCTTCTCCATAATACGCAGATCCAGATGGATGAGTTGGATTATAAAGTGTATAATCAATTTCGTCATCTGATAATGCGAATTGAGTGATTCTAAACGAACCGTCGTTTCTTGCTAATAACTCTCTACCCTTTTTGGTTAGAATGGCATCAACTGTTATTACTGAATTATTTAAATATCCCATTTTGTTATATAATTATATGTTATAAATATGTTAAGTTATTACTCCTTTACTAATTAAATCAGTTATTATTAAAGAACCACTAGTTTTAATAAATTCCGTTGGGAAAGTAGGATAAATAATACCATTAGCTGATGACCCTGATGATTCGGATGAATATGGGAATGGAGTATTTAATATGAAACTACTTGCTTTTGGGGTATATCTTCTTATTAAGAAAAAATCTTTATTAATGTTTTGTGATACTTCACGATCTAATTTTATTTTTATTCTACCTTGTCCTCCTTCTATATTATTTTCAGGTTTGGTAATGGATAGTATAATATATGAATGATTTTCGTTGTTTCCAAATCGTATTTCATCTCCTGGGAAAAACTCTATAGGTGATGTAATTTTTGGGAATTGTGTTCCTACTGGTTCATTTCCACTATCAAAATATTCACTAGGTCCTGGCATATAAGGGGTTGGTCCTTGATAGAACCCACTACCATATGCTTCGTTAATATTAGAAGAGGACATTACTAAAATGCTTTTATCTAAAATATTACTACCTCCACCAGCAGAACCTGTATATACCCAGAATGGAGCACTTCCTATATTATCTCCAGCTAATAAAGCTGTTCTTTCTCCAATTGTAGATATTTTAACAGGAAAAATAGGTCCATCATAATCACTAGGGAATAATACATTACCCCCAAATCTTCCTGTTTTAGGATTTTGGATTTCTATTTTTAATTTAAATTGTATTTGGTCATCATCTAAAATTATGTATTTACCACTATTAGCTTTAATAATAAATTCTAATCCGGTAATATCACCTTTAAATAATATTCCTCCTTTACCTGAAGTGTATACTCCTTTTTGTACTAAAAATGAATTTAAAGGTAAATTTTCAATTAAAGCATAATAACTGCCTCTTTGTTTATTATAGGATCCTACATTTGAAGTTTTTACATTACTTTTGCTTTTTCTAAATAATCCCCCACTCCTAGTAGAAGTACTACTTACAAACCTTAATAAATTATTAATACCTGTTCCTAATATACTACCAGCATCAAATGGTTCTTTTCCACTTCTATATACTTTTAAACTAATATCTTCTAATTCAAATTCTACAGGAGTACTTCCACTAAACATTTGAACATCAAATGCCAATTCAACCCCACCAGATTCATTTAAGAAACTAGTTGCGAATGAAGTTTCTACTGAAATTCTTTGTGGGTTTGTATTTACAGTTTTACCAGCACTATCAACAAATGTTAATATACCATTATTAGTAGCATATGGATTAACATATGTTCCACCAGTTTTGAAATATGGATTTGTTATTATTTCTTCAGTTGGGTTAAGTATTTGTGTATAAACTCCCCCAGCTTGAGGTGTTGGGTAACTATCTGCCCATGAAGAAGTACCTTGAGCTATAAAAGAATAATCTACAAATGTACTTTCATCATTATTATCATACATACTGATACGACCTGATCCTGTTAAAGGTAATTCAGTAACATAACCCGCACTTGAGGTTTGAGTATATAGTATAGGTGTTGGTTTTTCTGTAATTTTAAATATAGGATAACTATCATCCAATTCCTGAGCTGAATTACTAGCTGATATAAAACCTATAGAAATTGGATTACCTAATGGGAATGTTTTTTTCAAAATATCTATACCATACCCATCTAAACTAGGTGGAATTGCATTACTTTGTTGGTCTAGTAAATAAGTTAATTCTAAAGATATTTTATCATTAACTAAAGGATATAAATCTTTCATGCTAGTAAAATACCCAAAATAAGCATCTTTTAACTCTATTACAGGATTTTTACCATAAGTATCTACATCTTGGATAGACCATATGTTATAATCAGTGCTTGTTGTTTTTGTTCCTAAATATCTAGGTCTAATTGAGCGTAAACTTGTATAATTAGATTCTGGAACGGATGCTCTATCTGCTGTGTTTGCTAATATTTGATTGAAGTTTACGGGTTGGATTGAACCACTTACATTATTAAAGCTAATATCCATTAAATATGGATTTTCTCTTATGTCATTGTAATTATTTAATAAGGGTTGGCAATCTAAAGCTAAATTAAATGGTAAAATATTTGCCCCATAATAACTAGGAATAATAAATCCATCAGGTAAAGGTGGTTTGTAGTTATCATATGATAATATTGAATTAGGTAATGGAGATAAAATGGATTGACTTGGAAATATACTCATAGAGTATTCCTTTATAGTTAATCCTGCTCCAAAACTCTTAGAAACCTCTACAGCCATTCTAAAAGTATCATTATACTC